GGGACTTGGAAGCTTGGGATCGCTGTGGTTCTCCGGTTATTCCTGAGCGGCCGGCGGCGATCTCGTTGGCTGTGGCGTTCGACCAGGCTTGGGCCTCGATTTCGGCGGCGTCGATGGTTGAGGGTGTCCCGTACATTGCTGCGGTGGAGCGCAAGCGGAAGGTGCGAGAGGTTGCGCTCGAAGCGGCACGCATTTCGCGTGAGTACAGCGTCCCGGTTGTGGTCGATGGTCGCGGTCCAGCCGCCTACCTGATTCCGCTGCTTGAGGAGGAAGGCGCAGATGTGCTGATTTTCGATGTTCACGACGTGACTGCGGCGTGCGCCGATTTGAAGGAGCGTGTCTCTGACGGGCGTGTTCTTCATGGAGGGACGCCGGAACTTGATGACGCGGTAATACTGGCGACGATCCGGCCAGTTGGCGACCGGTTCGCTTGGGGTCGCCGCAAGGGCGATATTTCGATGCTTGAAGCGGCGACCTTCGCCGCGTACGCAGTGACTTCGGTCGTTGGTTCAAATCCGCTGGCTGGCATCTCATGAAAGGGGGTCGCTTGTGTCTTGGCTGACTCGAATGTTTGGCATTGACGCAGCGGAAGCTCTCGAAGAGGTGCGCTCGGTCACCGGCTCTGACGTTTTTGGCCCGTCTTATGAGGCTGCCTGGGAGCAGACGTTGGACGTTGCAGGCGATAAGGCGCTTCGCCTCGTTCCTGTCTATTCGGCGACGGCGATGATCGCCGATCAGTTGTCAGCGACGCCAACCGGTTTTTACAGGAAGGTTGGCGGCGTTCGGCGGCCTATCTCTGATCCAGCTTGGTGGTCGGCTCCGGACCCGGCTGTTGACGTGTTTTCGTGGAAATATCAGGCTCTCACGTCGCTGTTGCTTCGCGGGAACGCTTACGGGCAGATTGTCCGAGACTCGAAGAAGCCTTCTTCGCGTGAGATTCTCGCTATCCGCTGGCTGAACCCGTCGAAGGTCGAAGTTGACGAGTCGGGCGTGTTGCCGGATTACATCATCGATAAGAGCCGCGAACGTCATCAGCATTGGCGGGTTGGCGGAGACATTCTGCACATTCCGGCGTACGTTGTGCCAGGTTCCTGCGTCGGCTTATCACCCGTGGGTTTATTTCAGCGGCAGTTTGAGATGAGCCGCAACGCTTTGGTTACCGCTGATGATTGGTTTGAAGGTCGTGCTGTCCCGTCTGGTATTTTGTCGACGGATCGGTCGCTGACGGCTGAGCAGTCAGCGACGGCGAAGGCTCGCGCTCGTGCATCTTTCCGCTCCGGTGAACCGTTGGTGATGGATAAGCAGTGGCGGTGGGAGCAGGTCACGCTCCCGCCGAGCGAGTCTGGTTTTCTGGACGCGATCAAGGCGACCGCTAACCAGATCGCGGCAATTTACCGCGTTGACCCGCGCGATGTTGGCGGCACTGCAGACAATTCACTGACTTATTCGACGGTTGAAGGCAATCAGCGAAAGCTCAATAATCAGACGCTTCTTCCGTGGGCTGTAAGGGTTGAAACGGCAATTGGTGAACTGTTGGCCGCTGATGAGGTCATGAAGTTCAACCTTGATGCTATGGCGCGCCCGAACACCTTCGAGCGTGTGCGTTCGACCACTGAGGAACTCAATAACGGCACCTTGACGCTGAACGAGGCGCGTGCGCGTGAGGATCGGCCACCGTTGTCTGATTCGGAGATCGAGCAGTGGCAGGCGTGGTTTGACACGTCGAAAACTAAGGCGATTGCGCCTGAGGGTGGGAAGGATTGAGATGAGTACTTTGGAGCGGCGCGTTTTTGAGGACGTGTTGGAGTTCCGTGCAGCCGCTGATGGTGGCGGTGTTGGCGTGATTTCTGGTTATGCGGCGGTGTTTGATTCGCTTTCGCGTGATCTTGGTGGATGGTTTGAGGAGATCGCGCCGTCTGCGTTTGGTGAGCCGGTTGACGGGCGGTTGGATGAGTCGTTGCATGGGCGTGTCCTTGGCCGCACGAACCACGACAACAATCTGCTGTTGGGGACGACGGATGCTGACACTTTGCGCTTGTTTCTTGATGAGACGGGTGTCCGGTATGAGATTGACTTGCCGGACACGTCTTATGCGCGTGATTTGGCGGCGTTGGCTGCTCGCGGCGATATCCGGTATTCGTCGTTTGCGTTTCGTGTACTGCCCGATGGTGTCACTTGGCGCGAGGATGAGGACGGCCGCCTGATTCGCCGCGTGCTGAACGCGTCACTTGCTGATGTTGCGCCGGTCGCTGACCCCGCCTACTACGGTTCGTCTGCTGAGATGCAGCGTTCGTTTGATCTTGATGCGGTTCGCGCATCGCTAAATCCTCCGGATTCGCAGAGCGCGGACACCGGAAGCACGAGCCGACGCGCTCGGGCAAACAAAGGCCGCGCCCTGTCGCGGGAGAAAGGATCACGATGACTACGCTTCGTGAAAACATCCGCCGACTTGCAGAAGAGCAGCGGAACGCTTGGGAGGTCGAAGGTAAGCCTTTGGCCGACATTGCAAACGAGCGAGACTTCACAGCCGAAGAGGCGGAGAAGTACGAACGCCTCGAAGGCGCTTACAACAGTTACGACCAGCGGATCAACGCCATGCTGGCCCAGCAGTCGATTGAGGATCGCCTCGTCGCTTTGGCGAACGATCAGCGCAGCGACAAGGACGATGCGGCCGACGTTGCCACTCAGCTGCGTTCAGTCCTGCGCGGTCAAACCGGAGCTGCTGACATTATCCCGACCGTTGAGGAAGTCCGCGCACTTTCGGCCGGCACTGCTGCCGCTGGTGGCAACACGGTGGGTAAGTCGTATCTCGCGCAGCTGATCGAGCCGTTGCGTCAGTTTTCTGGCATCGTGGCTGCTGGCGCTTTCCAGTTGGTCACCGAAAAGGGCGACGAGGTTATCGTTCCTCGGCTGTCCTCCGCAGGTGCTGCTGCAGCCCAGTCGGAAGGCACCCAGTTGACCGGTACTGATCCGGCGTTCAATCAGGTTGCTTTCAAGGCGTTCAAGTACGGTGACTACCGTGGTGTGAGCCGCGAGCTCGTTGACGATTCGCTGCTCGATATCGAGGCGCTGACTTCGCGGCTGATCGGTGAGAACATCGCTGTCCTCCTCGGTCAAAAGTTGGCTGTTGGTGTTGGTACGACCGAGCCGACCGGTATCGCTGCGGCCGCGACCACGGGCGTAACCGGCACTACCGGTGTTGCTGGCGTCCCCTCGTTCGATAACCTGATTGACCTGCAGGAGTCGGTTTTGGCTCCGTACCAGCCGAACGCCTCGTGGGTTTTGTCGAACTCGGCGATGAGCGCGATCCGTAAGTTGAAGGATTCACAGAACCGGTACCTGTGGGAGCCGAACGGTCAAACTGGCGCTCCCGGCACGCTGCTTGGTGCTCCGGTGTTCCGTGATCCGTTCATCGCGGCCACTGGCCTCGGTGCGAAGTCCGTGTTCTACGGTGACTTCAGCCGCTACTGGGTGCGTCTCGTCGGCTCGGTTCGTGTCGAGCGTTCCGACCACGCGCTGTTCGGGACGGATCAGGTCGCATTCCGTGGCGTGCTCCGTGCTGACGGAAACCTCGTTGACACTGGCGCTGTGAAGGCGTTCGTTGGCGGCGCATCCTGATGGCTGCCAAGCGTAAGGCTGAGCCGGGGGGCGAGGTGGAGACCGCAGCGCCCGTCTCGCCAAAGTCCTCGAAGGCGACGCCGGTCGTGAAGGTTATTGTCCGCGTCGAGGTATCTGGAAGTCGGAACGGCCAGCTTTGGCCGGCGATTGGCGAAGTCATGGAGTTGCCAGCTGATGAGGCTGCGCAGTATTTGGCCGTCGGATACGTCGAACTAGATAAGTGAATAGGTGGGGCTGCCAGCTAATCGGCTGGCAGCCCCGCTCCCCCAGGAGAGTGGCATTATGGCGATTTTGACGCTCGAGCAGGCTAGAGCCGTCCTTTCAATCAAAGACGCAGACCCGGCGCGTGATCTGCTTATCACTGAGTTTTGTGAGGCTGTCGATGCGGTCGTTGAAGGGTACGTTGACAACTGGGTTGAGCAGCGGATTTTGAAGTTCACTGTTCCGGCATCAGGCGTTATTCGCACAAATGTTCTAGGGGTCATTTCGGGTGTTGACGCTTCCGGTGCTGATGTTGACGTTTCGGGTGTGCGGGTTTCACCTCAGGGTCTCGTTTCGGGTGGGCCTCGCGGGGTCTGGCAGATGACCGCTGAGGTTGGCTTCGAGCGGGTTCCTCCTGCGATCCTTCGTGGCGCGTCTGAGATTCTTTTGCAGGCCTGGGCGACGCAGCGCGGGGGCGAGTCGGCTCCGGCTTTCCTCGTCCCCTACCGTGCGGCGGCGTGGCTTGACCCGCTCGTCTCGGGTGGTGGCTTCGCGTGAGTGCGACGAAGCAGCACGAGGTCATCGAAGCGTTGGTGGCGGTGTTCGCCGGTGCTGTCTCGTTTCCCGTTTACGATGGGCCTGACCTGTCGGCGGACAGCGCGGAAATTTTCCTCACGGTTGGTTATGACCCTGTCGATAACGACGGCAGGGCAGCGACCACTCAGCAGGAGTACGTCAATATCGGCTCGCACTCGAAGTCCGAAACGGGAACGATTCGGTGCACTCTAACGGCGTGGTCCGGCGACTCGTCCACGACCGCTAGGCGGCGGCTGGTCGCTGAGGCCTTGAGCGACTGTGAGGCGGCGCTTCGTGCTGACATTTCCCTCGGTGGCCTCGTCCTTTGGGCGAACTTCGGGCCGTCGGTTGATCTAAATCAGATTCTTACTCAACAAGGCAACCAGGTGTATGCGCGTTTTGACGTTGCTTACACGGCTCGCGTCTAAAAGGAGAAGTAGAAATGGCCACTGTACGTAATAACGCAGGCGAGGAGCGGTTTATCCCGGTCGTCGGCTTGCTGGTTGCTGATGGAGCTTCGTTCGAAGTCCCAGACGCGATCTTTGACCTGTACGACTGGGGCGCAGACTTTGACGTCAAGTCAACACCCGCGCGTAAACCCACTGAGAATAAGGAGAAGTAGGAATGGCTATCGGTTCTGGTATCGGCGGTCAGTGTGGTATCGCGCCGGAGGTAACTTACGGGACGTATGTTGCACCGACGCGCTTCCTTGAGGTTGAAGGCGCGCCTTTCGAGTTCGCTCCTGAGTTCACTTCTACTTCTGGCATTGCGGCCGGACGAACTGGCATGCTGGCTTCGCGGCGGCAGGCCACGACCCGGCAAGGTTCTGGTTCGATCTCGCTCGAGGTCGCAACAACCAAGATGGGCCTGCTTTTGGAGCAGCTGATGGGCACGCCGGTCACGCCGGTCCAGGAAGGTGCCACGCCCGCCTACCGTCAAACGCACGTCCTCACCGGCGACGCGGCCGGCAGGAGCATGTCAATTCAGGTTGGAATCCCTCGCACGACCGGCGTGGTTGATGCTTACACGTACGTTGGTGCGAAATGCGTTAAGGGAACGTTCTCCGCTGGTGTTGGTGAGACACTGAAGGCGAAATTCGAGTACGACGTGCGGGATATGGTGACGCAGACGCTCGCGGCGGCGTCGATCCCAAGCCTGACGCCTTTCCATTGGGCGCAGTCGGTATTGAAGATCGGCGCGGTGTACGGCTCTGAGGTGGCTGTTGACGGCGTTTCTGAGGCTGAGGTGGAAATTGCTCGCGCAGTCAAGGACGATCGTTTCTATATGGGTAGTGGTGGCGTGAAAGCCGAACCGATCACAAACGATCTGATCGAGGTCGGCGGGTCGCTGACGGTCGACTACCTCGACAAGACCGTGTTTGTTGACCGGTTCTTGAACAACACTGGCTTCTCGCTGGTTTGGGAGTTCGTTGGCGCGAATATCTCAGGTGCGTACAACGAGACGTTGAGGTTCAAACTGCCGAAGGTGTTCCTTGACGGTGGTGTTCCTTCGTTGGAAGGCCTCGACGTGATTTCGGGCGAGTTCCCGTTCAAGGCATATCTCGACGGCGTGAATCCTCACGCTGTCATCGAATACATTTGCACCGACGTAACGGTTTGACCAATGGCGGGCCGCGCTGGCATCGAGGGCGCAAGAGACCTCGAAAGGCTTTACCTGCGCGTCCGTGCCGTAGGCGATAACGAACTTCGTAAGGAGCTGCTGCGCGGCATCCGTGTAGCCGTCAAGCCGTTGCCGGTGGCGATCAAGGCAGCCGCAAAGTCTGACCTTCCTTCGTCGGGCGGTCTGGGCGCGTCGATTGCACGTTCGAGTATCACTTCACGGACCCGCACTTCTTCGTCTAGTCACGGTGAGGCTGGCGTGAGACTGATCGGTCAAAAGGAGCGCGAGGCGTCGAAGGCCGCGCGGAGGGGCAAGAAGGGCAAAGCAAAGCCACCGGCGCGGTATCTGGATATAGCGTCGCTGGATCGGGGCAGGCTGCGGCATCCGCTGTTTGGGAACCGTGAGCGTTGGTTTTCTCAGCAAGTGAAGCCGGGCTTCTGGACAAACACAATCAACGAACGAGCAGACGAAATACAACGGGATTTAGTCCAAGTGCTAGATGACGTTGCCGGGAAAATCGCAAACGATTAGGGGTAAGAAATGAAGTTGACGTTTGTTTACACGCCGGAGGGCGAAGCGGAATCGTGGCGGGTCGGCTTCAACCCGGAGCGGCCACGGCTGACGGCTGGCGAGGCAGTTTGGCTTGAACGCCACATGGATAACACGCCAATTACTGACATTTTTGAGGCGTCCGGCGCGGGGTCGATGACCGCGATGTTGGCGATTCTGTTCATCTACCGTAAACGTGATGAGCCGACTTTGCGGTATGGCGATTTTGAGGACTCGATTGTCACTGACGACATTTCGGTGGAGATGGACGACGAAGCCAAGAAAATGGTTCAGCCGGAGCCGGTCCCAAAAGATTCGTCGGCGGAGGAAAACGACAAACCTTCACCGAGCAACTCCTAGGAAATCTGGGGGTTCTCGCACACCTGTTCGGACTATCAGCGCGAGATATTGACGGTCTTTGGCTGGACGAGTTGAACGCTTATTTGAAGTGGGCTGCGGAATATCAGCGCGCGCAAGCGGAAGCAAAGAAGAGGTAGAAAATGGACAACGGGACACGGTTGACGTTTGATATTTTTGCCCGCGATCACGCATCAGACAAGTTCAACAAGTTCGGTAAAGTCGTAAACAAGTCTGGCCAAGAAACCGAGCGCACTTCCAAGAAGATGAAGAGCGCGGCTAGAGCCGTCGGTGGCCTAGCCGGAGCGTACGCAGCATTGGGTGCGGGCCAAAAAGCGATCGACTTCATGAAATCGGCAGTCGCTGAGGCCCGTGAGTCCGAGAAGGTCAACAAACTTACGGCGCAAACCATCAAGACGACGGGCGGCGCAGCGAAAGTCACGGCCACCGAAATCGGTAGCCTGGCAACCGCGATCAGTAATAAGACTGCTGTTGATGATGAGGCTGTCCAGTCGGGCGCGAACCTTCTTTTGACGTTCAAGAATGTCCGTAACGAGGCCGGTAAAGGTAATAAGATTTTCGACCGCGCTACGGCCGCTGCGGTTGACTTGTCGGCATCTGGGTTTGGTTCGATTTCGTCTTCTTCTAAGATGCTCGGTAAAGCGTTGAACGATCCGCTGAAGGGTATTTCTGCGCTGTCACGCGCAGGGGTGACGTTCACGTCGGAGCAGAAGGCACAGATCAAGGCGTTGGTTGAGTCGGGGCAGGTTGCTAAGGCTCAGGGCATAATTATGAAGGAGGTCGAGTCTCAGGTTGGGGGTTCGGCTGCGGCTCAGGCTTCGTCGGCGGACAAGTTGACGACCTCCTGGGACAACTTCAAGGAACAGATCGGCAATGACCTGTTGCCAATGCTCGACGATCTCGCCAACAAAGGCACACAAGTGACCGACTGGGCGCGCGCGAACCCAAATGCGGTCTATGGCCTCGCTGTCGCATTCGGTGTACTCGCTGTCGCATTCATCGCATTGACTTCGCCGGTGACCTTAATTATTGGAGCGTTGGCGGCCTTGTCTGTTGGCTTCGCTTACCTGTACACGAAGAATAAGGCTTTCGCTGACGGCGTGGACGCGGTCTGGAAGAACGTCCTGCAGCCGGTTTTCAGGAGCCTTATTCTTCTTTTTAAGAAGGTCGGCAGTTTCGCTCTCGAAACGTGGGAGACGAAAATTAAGCCCGCGTTCGAGAAGATAAAGAACGGCATCCGTGTCTTGAAGCACGCGTTCAAGGTCGCGAAAGATGGAATCGCGTCGGTTTGGTCTGGGGTGACGGCGGCGATCAAGGCTCCGTTGGTCGCGGCGATGAAGGCTCTGAATAAGTTCTTCGCTGGCATTGATAAGATTGCTAAGTTTTTCGGTAAGTCGTTCAAGTTCCGGTTTGATGTTGGTGGTGGCAATGGCGCTGGCGGTGGTGGCACTGGCGGCGGGCGGCAGGTCAAGGGTGGTATCGGCCGCCCTGTCTCGCGTTCTGGCGGTCAAGGCGGTAAGGGTAAGACGGGCGGCAGGACTTGGCCTGCTAACACTCGTGCACTGTCGAACAATTATGCAGGTCACTCGGGCGTCGATATTGCGGCCGCGTCGGGTTCGCCGATTCGTGCTGCTGCTTCTGGCCGGATTCAATATACCGGTTGGGGGCGCGGCTACGGTCAGGCAATTTTCCAGTCTTTGCCCGGTGGCGGGTCAGCGGTTTACGGTCACACGTCGCAGGTGGGTGTGAA